TATTTCTGAGAGCGCACAGTTTTGATATAGTTATCAATTTTGTACGGATAAAATATTCCTATGACCTGGGATATCTGATCTCCGATATTTACAGACTTGGGCATGAATTTCGTACCTACGAGTTTTGATTCCGGAATACTTCGGTACTCCAGCGCATCAAATACCTCATACATACAATTTTCATACTCTTCGTTGGTCATATAAGAAACATCAACTTTGAAGTTTTCAAATATAACATCCAGAAGCCATGAAACATAGGCATCATCGTCAAGGAGTTTCAGAAGTTCTCTTTTAATAATTTCGTGATGAATATTATCGTAGAATTTTCTGAAATCGCCGAACAGAATATACCCATCATTGGTCCCATGTTCCATGTAATATTTTCGAAGATGAACCTCAAACCGTTTTCTCGAAAAGGAAATTCCTTTTCCTTCTAAAGATGCTCCGTTATCGTAAATCAACTTTGTTCTAACTGCTGGAATTAAGACATTATCGCAAAGAACGTGCCGTACAATACGATCACGAGGCTGTAAACTGGTTATATACCTAGTTTTACCTCGCTCTTTCAACACGAATTTGTTCTCAGGACTTGGATGATATGTCTGCTCTTCCAGCTCGGCTTTGATAGCAAAAATATGGTCGAGATAGCTAAGCATGAATCGCTGAGTTGTCTCTTTCCATTTGCTATTTTTAATGGATTTGAGATATGCGTCATACAAATTATTCGCATCGCATAATATAGATTTATAACTCATTTTGACTTATTCACCGTTTTCAGCAATAGTTACCTTAGTAAATTGCATCGGCTTTGATTGTTGTCCTAATATAAGGACCAGGCAGCATCTCCTTCCCCGTACCTAATCGATACAGCGAATCCAGACGTACACCATTAACGTTAGAAGCGTAGTTGTAGTTCGAATTGCCATTGTTATTGACGCAGGCAAAGTTGTGAGCCGAATAGCACGTTAGATACTGCCCGTTTAAGTTATTTTATTTTTTTTGACGCCAGCTTTTTATAAGGCGGATTTCTCGATTTAAGGCTTCAATATAGCGAGCATATAGATTGACATCTACATCAAAAATATCGACAATTCTCTGGAGTTCACACTTGATTTGCTCGCAGTTTACCAGAGCGTCGTTTTGATAAGCTCGTCTACTTTCGAATTCTGTAGCAGAAATGGGGTAAATTGTGTTGGCCGCCCTAATGTTCTCAATAAGTAATCGGCAAAGATGATCCACACGCATTTTAGACTGATTCATAACAGTCCGAAAATATGCGCGCTGCTCGTATTGCTCTTTGCCAAACAAATACCTACGTCGAACCAAACGGTCAACACTTTTTACCCCAAAGTTTCGTTGCATTAGTTCCAAAAGCATATCATGCAACACATTCGCATGTACCAAAACCTCTAAACGAGATTCTTTTCGCTTCGGAACAATTACTCCCATGTTTCTACCTCGCCATTATGCGCCGTAGAACCTATGAATTTCATTCACATTATTCCATGGGATTGCCATTGTCATCCAGACCCAGCGCTTCCAGATCAGCATGAACAGCGGCCTTGAACTTAGCAGGAACCTGGTCGAAGGTTCTCCTGCTGTTGATGATCAGTGCGACATACAGAGCTACCATATTCTTACCTCCTACAAATAAAAAGATTAAAATATTAAACACGGTTAATCCTCCTTAGGCAATGGGGTTGCCATTGGTGTGATAACCGAGTTCTTTCAGCCTAGCCTCGACATCCATTTTGAATTTGTCCGGCACGCGGTCGAAGGTACGCCGCTTGTTAATAATCAGAGTACAATAGACTTCAATCATTTGCGTGCTCCTTTACATCAGCATTGCGATGACATCATACAGGTCGGCAATAGCCTCCATGACGATCATCTGGTTATTGTTACTGTTATCCTGACCAGACAGCAGGGTCAGAATATTACCGGAATCATCTACACCGTTCACGGCGTTCTGAGCAGATACATATTCGATATATGCATTAAACTCAGAAGGCTTGAGACAGGCTTCTTCGTAAACCCAATAAGAGGTCGTATGTCCATTTTCGTCGGAGCGAATATCTTCCGTGATATTGCGTCGAACGAATACGGAATGCTTGCCCATTTCGATCACGGTGGGTTTTACGGTGCTCTCGGAAGGTCTGTATTTCAGTTCCACTTTGTTTCCTCCTATTTGCAGAATAGAGACCGACGAGCCTCAAATATACATTTCGGTCATCGCACCGATCGTACTTAGAGACTCGCCGTTTCAGATTTTGGAAACTTACATATGGCTTTATCCATTTCTGATACATACCATAAGTATTTGTGCAGTTTATCCAGCCCAAATATGACATCATTTGACGGACTTCATATATGTGTGGTTTCTCTTTCTTGTGGATTCTCCGCGCTTTTCTACTGGATTTATACATAATGGTTCTTCTTAACACGGTACGGTTTCGATAGAACCGAAATCCCATAAAGTCCAGATCACGCCCTCTATCCACGAGTTTTTCACTTCCCGGGGCTTCAGGCACGAGATAGGAAAATCGAAAGACCTGCCAATTTCCTTTTAGTTCCAACCCAAGATTATCCTGCAAATAATCAGCAATTGCTTGTCTGATTTTATGAAGTTTCTTCTTGTTGCTTCCGAAGATAACCATATCGTCCATGTATCGCATATAATACTTAGCGCCAAGCTGTTCCTTGATATAATGGTCTAATCCCTGCAAATACCAATTTGACAGCCATTGCGAGGTATAGAATCCGAGCGGTATTCCCTGCTCAGTCACATCGATAAGTTTGTAAAGCAAATTAAGCATCTGGTCATCATGAATCAGCAATGCCAATTTGCGCTCCAAAATATCGTGCGGTACGCAATCAAAGAAGTGGTGAATGTCCAACTTTAACACATATTTTGTGTTTTTAGGGTCATTGCGAATCCACTTCTCGATTACTTTCTTCCCTCGATGAGCTCCTCTGCCGGGTATGCTTGCGTAAGTATGCTCATACATTCCCTTCCAAAAGATAGGTTTCAAAGCATTTACGATACAATGCTGAACAATCAGTTCCTCCATGGTTGGAACAATAATTGTACGAACTTTTCTTGTAACGCCGTCGTAAATCTCGATAGGCGTATGCTTGGCGTTTTGAAAATTGACGATCCAGTCGTAAGATTCAATCAACAGAGCATCGTCAGATAAATGATGTTTCTTGATAATCTTCTTAATTCGCTTACTTTTCTTAGCCATTTTGATTGCCTCTCTTCGATTCGATGTAGACAGGCATTTTTCATACAAGTGATTGTAGGATTTCATCTAGTCTCTTATCCTCTCATCCGCTTTCGACATCTTTGCAGCTACTAACAGATGCTTGCTACGAGTTAATTTCCACCAAGGGGTGAGGAGGAGTGTATATCTCCTGCCGCGGTAGCGACGATATGTTCTGCATTAAGGTGAGACTATTTACAGATAAGATAGGGCCGCGCCATTGTTCGTGTTGGAATTGGAAGCCGTATTGTTCAGATTAACGTAGAATCCACCACATAGCAGCGTGTTATTCCAGTTACCGCCAAATAACGCAGGATCGCAGAACATACCCCTAAAGAGTCTTGTTGTTTACATGAATGCAAACTACAGACCTTAAATATTCAATTTTTATTCCGGCGAACCTAAGGTTCTCCAGACCTCTCCTCCCCGCTTACGCGGTAGCAAGTGGTTTACAAGAGAGGGCCGCGCCAGTGCTCGCGTTGGAATTGGAAGCCGTAGCGTCCAGACCAACGTAGAACCCACCACAAAGCAGCGTGCTACCCCAGCGACCGCCAAATAACGCATAGTTATTCTGGCCATTATTGAACCAGAGGCCGTCGGCCTCATAGGTCGTACCAGAACCATTTGCTGTGACCGGCAGTCTGCCATAGGGCATCGTCTTCATGGTGTTAATGTAGCCGCCAGAAGTACCAGCAGGAGTTGCGCCAGAAATGGACAGATAGTTCGTGCCATCGGTATTGTAATCGGTAGCGACGGAACCGTCCTTGGTACCACGGGTGATCTTCACCTTCTGAGTACCGTTGGCGTTAATATAGCCTGCGGTTCTTCTCCACAGATTACCCCACCAGTTTTCCATACCGAATACCTTAACGCCGGAAGTCTGATCATCTTCACCCCAGAACAGACCCTTTGTATTCATGGTGCCCTGACCGATAGCCGACGTATTGCCGTCCTTACATCTACCATAGCCGTAGGATACCTGATGGTCGGTACTCTTGGCCATCATAGTCAACAGATCGCAAATCAGCAGTCTGTCAGCCAGGACTTCGATATACCAAGCATCGGCGCCATTTGCCTTGGCATAGGTGATTTCATCGGACGCAGTCTTGGATACCAGATTCGCCTGACCAGAAATGGAACGCAGACGATTGGACACCAGAGAACCATAGTAGATGGGGGTGTAGAAATGGTCGATCTCTTTGTTGTTCTTATCGTAGTTGGTCCAGCATTCCCAATCATCACCCAGAGGAATATCGCAACAACGGAACTTATAGACATCGTCCACAAGTTCACGCTTAGTGTAGATCTTGGGCCACTCCATCATAGCGTTACCGCCAAAAGAAGTATTGGCAACGTCAGAAGTGCTGCCGTCAACCTTCTTGGTGTAATCATTGGGATTCAGGTACTGATCCACGATGCCTGCATAGGTCAGCATGCAGGGTCTGGGCATGAAGGCTTCGCCAGGAGTGCTAGGCCAGTTGCCATAGTTAAACACGCCGGTGGAGAAATTCATCTTAGCAGCGGCGTAAGCGGCGTTGTCAACATCAGAAGGATAAGTAACACGAGTCGCAGGGTTGCTATCAGAGGTATCCAGGTCATAACCAAACAGATAAGAATACATCATACCCTTACCGATTGCACGGTTCACCTTATTGCGGGAATATACACCCTGAGTGGTGTAAGGGAATGCAGCGTAATAATATACTTCGCCGGCAACAATATCCGTATCGTACAGAACCTCATCTCGAGCGATAACAGCGAATTCCTCGCCATCGAATTCAGTTTCAGGATAACCGGTTGCACTCTTACGAATAACTGCTCCGGCGACAGTACACAGAAGCTGTCCATCGACAATAGTGTCATTAGGCAAATTAGCAATGATCTTAATACGGGGGCGATCATTCTCCATATCGTAACTGGACGATGCGGCGAACGTGAGCATATTACTAGGCTCAATGCCACCGAAGAAATGTCTGTTTTTACCAAAAATCAGATCTTCTTCAGCCATTTTGATTTTTCTCCTTTCGAGAGTAAAGTTAATAGTATGTGACAGTCGTATCGATCAGCTTACCATCTGTAGAGAAATGCTTGACTAGCTTGGCCACATCCGCGCTATTGGAACTGCGCAGAATCGTAGTCATAGTAAGGAAGCCGTCAGTAAACGTCTTAGTAAGAGTACGGCCATCGGTTGCGGTAGAGACAATTTCGGTACCGTCACCAGAGAACACCTTACTGCCATCAGCAAAACCGACCAGCAAAATGCGATTGATCTCCTCTCTGTCAATCTCGTTCTGAAGATTACCAGCAGCGTCTTCGCTCAACTGTCCTTTCATCTGGTTGAACCATTCAAGGAAATCATTCTGCTCGCTAGCAATCCAGTCATCTAAGACTTTCTGCTCTGCGGTCAGGTCGACTTTCATCTGTTCAAACCATTCTTCGAACTCGTCCTTTTCTTTTTCAACAAATTGATCTAACTCATTCTGCCACTGTCCAAGTAGTTGATCCAAGCTAGCTGTCTGCAAAATGCCAGTAACGAAAGGACATTCTGTGGTACCTATAAGATTTGTAATGTCAGCCTGAGTAATCTCAGAAGTATTAGCTTTGACATTCACAAGCGCTAAAGGGACTTGCCTCTTAGTCTTAGTATTCTCTAGCGTTGCTCGCACAGGAACACTGGAGGCCACACCTTTAATGATTTTAATGTCATTCCAACGCACAGTTTCGCTGGAATCGAACTCCATAATAACGGTATCTATACGGCTTAAAACAACGTCCGAAACATCATGACTAACTGGAAGATCCGCATCATTTTCAAGCCAAGAGGCCAAATACCACGCCTTACCTGGTCCAACTGTAATATTCATACCACCAGCGGATTTGACGGCAAAACAGCTACCGATTGATGCAAGAATACCATCGAGGATAATTCCATCGAAACAATGTCCGAAATGTATTGCGTTGTACATTCGATCCTTGTTTAGAGAGTTAAAGAATCCACAAGTTGTGCTCAAATATCATTCTCCTTTCCCGATTACTCCACAATTACAAACGTGGGATATGCTTTTTTGCCACTTTGATCCTGAGAATGGATAAACTCCGTCACACGGGATTTGGATGCGGCACCATATTCATTTGCGACCTGAACGATATCGCCCATGAAAAAATCTTCACCGTACACAAACATGTTTACGGTATCGACTTCACCCTCGAAGGTTTTTACAGCCGTATATTCAGCCAATTCTTCCAAACCCTTTTGCTTAAGTTCGGCCTGATACTCAGCATCCGTAAGGGTTCTATCAGATGTTTTCTTCGACAAATATCGAACGTCTGTAAATAACTCCCTGCGGTTTAATCCAGTTTCAACGCCAGCTTCCGTAGTTACTTCCAAAGTAACGCGGTTGTTGTCCTCTCCCTCACCAGCAACTAAAGTCACGTTTTTGAAATTCTTATCGGATTCCAAATAGTTACTGTTGATGATATTCTCAAATTTAGGCGAGAAGACCACATAAGGATTAGCAAGCTGGTCGTAAGAACGGTCCGTTCCAGCATAAAGAGAAAATGCAAACTGTCCGTCGTCCGTCAAAATTACTTTGAAACCAATACTTACAGATTCGCAAATAGACACGATGGTATCATATAGTCCTTTTCCCTGTTCTATCTGTGTTTCCAAAGTAAGTTCTGTGATGGCCGGATCTGTTGATTCAACAAATATGAAGTTATCAATCTTTCGATTCGGATCTGTGGGATTGATTATGGCATCGTCCAGGAGCTGCTTGATTCCATTTTGAAGTGATCCGGTCAGCGTCGTCATATTCCAGACAATACGCCGGCAGAGGATTGATTCGAGAGATCGTCCAGTAACGATCAGTTTATTTCCCGCCTCCGCATCGGATACAATTTCACGACCTTCAACGATCATGGTATGTTCCGAATCCCGGGACCAAAGATAATACCCCGGCTGGATCTCCGAAATAAGCTGGATGCTCACGGGTGTATACACCTCAAAGTCACCGTACTTGTAATATCGGTCGGTCCAAACCAGGGATTCATAGGTATCAAGCAAAGATGAAGATTCAAGTTGTGTGTTAAGTATTAAGATATCCATATTTACACACCCTCAAATATTGTTCGATTCTCAATTCTAAACTGAAGATTCTCCAATCCGTCCTCGACGGTATATGCGAAAAGGTTATCACCTTTGGATAGCTGAAACCAATCGGCATCACGATCGAGACAATTTAGAATGTTTGTGCGGATACCATTTCTTAACAAATAAATTGATTTATTACGTTTTACGGTGCTGATAATAATATCATCGCCAGCAATGATGCCAGAACCAGTAATTTGTGCGAGTTTTTCTGTATCGATAGACATCGACTCTCTGGTAATGGTATTGAATATTGTAATATTTCCAGCTTCACCAATAGCATGAATACTAATAATCATGCCTATCTCAGCATCGCCCGTATAATAAACGGTCTGGTAAGTATCTTGGGACTGAGCGCCAAATTCAATAAGGTTCTCATTAAGAGATTCATTCGAGAACGGAAACTCAAATCCCGATTCGATGCCGTGGAAAACAACGACGTTAGTACCATCTTCTCCATGGGAATAGAAATATGGATCATGACAGATGATGGAGATCTGGATAGATTCCTGCTTGCTGAAAATATCAGGGGTGTTGGTCTCCACATAGCCACTAATTTCGCAAATACGATTGTCAGTCTCGATTATGAGCGTGACAGGTTTCTTGATCGGGAAATACTTATAGGAAGACTGGCGAGTATGTTCGATCGTAGGGTTAGGAAACAGAATCAACTTCATCACAATATTCCGCGCATCCAGTCTCGCAGAATTGTAAACGGAGCCATCGTCGGTTGAGTTTTCGGTAGCATTGATATTAGCTTTAGGAGGACCCAATCCATCGATTTCTTTAATGAGGAAGCCAGATTCCTCCGGCCTCCCCAATTCCATTTTGAGTGATTCATTGAGGTAATTGACAACGGTGACAGATTTAATCATGCGTTCTTCAATACCTCCTTCGTAGTTGCGAACAGATTATTTGTCTGTCTGTAGATTTCGACTCTGGACAGAGCCTTCGGGGAATAGTTATTCTGGGTGAAATTATTCACAACAGATCTTGTTGTTTCAACAGGAATCGCATCAGGGGTCGTAGTATAGCCATTGCTTCCGATTGACACGGAGCGAACGTTACGCAATGTAGTGCCAAGAGTTAAGCCTCTGGTTTCGGCGAACAGCCTATCCATCCGATTAACGCCAGCATCGATATCCGACAGATCCAGTACGGGACGAATTGTAGGTTCGGAAGACAGTTCGGTAGATAGCACGCTGGACAATCTACTAAGAGAAGCATTCATGCTATCAATAGCGGCACCAGCAACAACCTCGGATGCAGAAGTAACAACGCGAACATGCTTAAGCATACCAATTGCCATGCCCTCATCGTTGTACATACCGATATGTTCGAATTCCTTGGAAGGAGAATTCTGATCAAGCTTGGACTTTGCGGCCTGAAGAGCAGCAGCAGCCATAGCTTCAGCGGCAGATACAACAATATAAGTACCGTTTTTGATACCTTGAGCGAAGCCAGCAGCGGCATTGTAGCCAACGTCGGTCCATTCGCTGTTGCGAGAGGAAATCTCACTGGCAGCACCATCGGCAATGCCACGAGCAGCATTATTAACCTCGTTTGCCTGAGATTCCATACCAGTAACGAAGCTCGTGATGGCATTCGTCGCTGCTGTCTGAATCTGAGGTTCTGCTTCTGCGAATGCGGTTGTAAAACCTTCAATACCAGTTGTAGCAACCTGAGCAAGGGACTCGCCAAAACTTGCAAAGCCAGCAAAGTCGATTCCACTAACTCCCGTTGCCATGTTAACGAGTCTCTGCATCGTATCCATAGTAGCGCCAAGAGAAGCAACGTCGATGCCGGCAACGGATGCGGCATAGCTTGACAGATAACTGCCGAAAGTTGCAAGATCGGCACCGAATGTACCTAAATCGCCCTTACCTCCACCTATCTTATCCCACAAAGTAGATATGGACGGCATATTCTCGCTCATGGTTTTGAGCATCTCAGCAGCCTCAACGGATTGTTCAATGGAAACCAAATCCAATCCGACGACACTCTGAGAATAGCTATTCAATGCTCGACCAAAGGAGGAAAGATCGGATGCAAATGTTCCGAGATCACCGCCTCCAGTAGCTATAGCATCCACCCATGTACTAATACCGGGAGCTGTGGAAGCAAGCTCAACGAGCATATTAGCACCTTCGATAGAGGTTTCAATTGCAGCTACATCCAAGCCGGCAACGCTGGTTGCATAACTCTTCATAGCCGTGCCGAATGCCGTCAAATCAGTGGCGAACGTTCCCATATCACCTTTACCGCCAGCAAGGGCATCCCACTGCGTGGAGATTCCGGGAACAATGCCTGCAAGTTCGACAAGCATCTCGGCAGCGCCAACAGAGATCTCGATAGCGCCAACATCAAGTCCTGCTACGCTGGCGGCATAGCCAGACATTGCAGTACCGAAAGATGTAAGATCTTCGGCGAACGTGCCGAGATCACCCTGAGCACTGAAGAAGCTGAACAGATTTGTGGTGCCGGAAATCTTAGATGCCAGTTCTGCCAGGCTGTCGACAGCCGTGGATGCAGTCGTGATAGCATCAATGTCTGCCGGGGACAGTTCAGAAATTGCATCGGAGAAAGACGTGAGAATCTCTCCAAATTCAGGAGCCATATCGGCAAACCTGCTGAGCGAATTACCTGGTCCAATGGATGCCCAAGCAGAAGCAGTGGTTGCATCTGCAATAGCGCTTATAGCTTTGGCAAGAGACTCCGCTCCAGCGCCGGCATTAGGATTGATGGCAGAAAGTTCGTCAGTGAACTGTCTTATGTCGGAACCCATCTGAGGAAGTCCGCTTGTAACTCCAGCGCCAAGACTTCCAATAAGATTACCCACGAAAGAACCGATTGCAGTACCGATCTTTCCGAGTGCATCAGCACCTTTTCCGAACAGATCATGGTCGCCACAAAGTTCGGCAATTCCTCCTATTGCAAGAACAATCGCCGTAAGAGTGCCGAATACTGCGAGTAACCCGATAGCTACTTTGCCAGCGGCCGCTACAGGAACGGCTCGCAAGATTGCCATCGCACTGGACATCGCGATCAATACTGCGGAAAGGCCCAATGCATTTTGCAGGTTAGAGGTGGCATCAAGGTTTGATAGCGCGTATAGGCAGCCAGCCAAAATACCAATCACAACGCCTATTGCTAGGATTGTACCAGTAGCTTTGCCGGCCAGTCTGGTCATACCGACGATAACTCCCAAAATAGCACCAATGACGCCAATTGTAGCCGCAGCCATGAATAAACCAGTCGAATTAGTCTTTCCGACCGCAGCAAGAAGCCCTAATGCAAGAGAAAGCGCGAGGATGCATCCCGTTATGACAATCAATGTTGTATTAGCTTTTTTAGATAAACCAGTCAATGCTATAACCAGGCCAAGAACTACACCAATAATGCTTATTGCCCCAACAGCTCGCCACAGACCATTCACATCTAATCCACTCAATACTTTGACAGCACCGGAAAGTAAAGTGATGCTTGCGGCGAAACCGATCATAGCCAAACCTGCAGATCCGCCATTTTTACCTGCTAGTTTGGATGCGAAGGAAACCATTGCGAAGAGTGTGACCATATCCGTAATGATAGACATGGCTTTATTGACATCGCCGGCGTCCAAAGCAGCCAACTCATCAAAAGATTCCACCAAGATAAGAAGCGCAGCTGACATAGCAAGTAATCCAATTCCAGCACTTGCTGTTTTCTTGCCAAACAATCCACTAAGGATCATAAGAGATGCAAATGCACCAAAGATCAAAGCAAACGACTCGATATTAGCCATGATAGAGTCAACATCAACCATTTTGATTCTATCGAATGCATCTATCAACGCATTTAGCGTTACAACAGCGGCGATCATGGTTAAAGCAGATCCAAATGATGCCCCTCTTGATGTCATTGCCAATAGAGAAAAAGCTCCCATAACAACTACAAGACTAACAATTGTGTCAACAATCTTATCTGTAGGAATTGTGGAGATTTTCAGCATTGCTTCGGCAAGAATAGCCATAGAGGCAGCATACGCAACAAGAGTGATCGAACCCGAGGAAAGCTTCGGCGTAGCCTTTGCCAGCAACGCAGAGAAGGTCACCAGCATTGCCATCATCGCACCGAGTGCAATAATACTAGATCCGATCTTAGTCGCATCTACATATTCCATGCCCTTCAATGCAGCTACCATAATGGCGAGGGACGCAGATAAAGCTACAATCGCCATCGCATTCGACTGGAAATTATCCAGTAGTTTGAATTTTTGCAGTACACTAAGCGCAGTCATGGCCGTTACCATTCCTGCCGCAAAGATCCCAAGAACCGTAGCGGAGCTAATAAGCTTATCTTGATCGAGCATTGTCATCAAAGCCAATGCGCCAACAAGAGTAATGATCATCGTAGCAAACGCCTTGACCTGGAAACTGAATTTTATGGCATCAAATGCTCCTGCGATACTATCGCCAATATCCATGAGCATGTTGACGGGGCTTTTAATGATTTTCAATGCTTTGGCGATCATCAAAGCAGCCCCAACCATAGCGGCAGAAAAAGCCACTACCGCAGCTTCCGCAAAGCCAAAACCGCTAAATTTATCTTGAATAAAATCGAAAAACGAGCCAATTTTACTCTTGACGGATGAAAACTTCTCGGTTATTCCAGAAGTCATGCTGGACACGACTTTCTTTAACCTTTCAAATATCTTCTTTGCATCTCCGATAACTCCATCTATATCCATAAAATAAGACACGACATTATCGCAGAAATCTTCAAAAATTCCATCGAGCGATGCGAGATCAATTTTATCGAGTTCTTTTACTCTGGAAATAAAATCGAGGATGACTTTCTTGCCACCCTCAAAATATCGAGAAATATTTTCTACGTCCGAGCCGAGTTCATCAAAGAATTTCGATACTTCAGGAGTATTCTTCCATTCATTGAACCATTCCTTTGCTAGATCGATCAAAACTGGTATTCCATCGGCCAGATAATCGATGCTATTAGCAAGCACATTATTCGCCTCGAACCAATCATGAAATGTCACAATCGCATCGCCAGCATTAGCCGCAAGTTCAAGCGCACTATCACCAGCAATGCCCAGAACGGAACATAGAATTTTCAACCCACCAGTTGCTATTGTCTTGCCCGTAGATCCGACAATGTCCATGATGGCAAATACACCCTTCAATGCTCGCCCAAGTTCATCTGAATGATCTTTTACGGATTGAAGCATGTTTGTAGAAAAGCTATGTATCTTGGTGATGTTATTTAGAAGCTGTTGCGCGTCGTCTGACGGATCAAATATCGCATCGAACGCAGACTTTGCCGTATCTCCAATCTGAATGACACTTCTTATCGTATTCAAGATTGAATCCAGAATAAGTTCGCGTCCACTTTTCTGTGTTACGGTATCTACCAAATCCCGGCATTTACCATTAAGACCGTCAACGTCAACGGTGATTTCAGAAAACGTAGACCCGACACGTTTTAATGCCGCGATCGTATCAGCATCTGTAATGCCATTCGCAATTAGTCCATTAGCTTCCTGAAACGCCTTTAAGGCAGCCTCAGTTTCAGCTCCGAATTTTCCATCAACGCCATACTTACCAAGATCGTAGCCAAAGTCTTTAAGAGCCTGCTGTAATTCTCGAACACTGGCGCTTGTGTCACCACGTTTAAGAGTATCGGTTAGCTTTTCGAAATCCGCCGTGGTCTTATCGATGTTTACAGATTCGATGGTTCCAGAAAATGAATCCAATGCTTGATTTAGAAAATCTAACGGAATTACTCCGCTTCTAATTGCCTTCTCAAGGGAATCATATTCCTTGATTATCGAACCAATATCATACCCGCTAGATGCAGCAAGATCTTTTACTTTTTGCTCGAAAACATCTGTTTCTACACCAGCAGCATTGATTTCACGAATGAGTTTTGTCCAATTTGAAGTGAGGGCCTCATCCAGCATATTGTTTCGGGACTCAGCAGATCTTTCGATTACTCCGCCGATCAATTTCGATACATCTGTGAAGAAGTCTCTGGCTTCCAGGAAATTACCAACAGCAAGTTCCCAACTCTGAGCCCATCCGGACTGAGCAGATTCTTTCATGGTATCCCACAACTGGGTCCACGTTTTAACTTTTGTTGCTGCATCCTCCATTGCGTGAGCCTCAGCAATCAATGCGTCAGCTTGCTCTTGGGTATATTTTCCGGAAAGCATCATTGCTTCAGCATATTCTGTTGCTCCCTCGACAGTAAATTTCTTGAGAGTATCATTCAGAATATCCGCAGAAATCCAGCCTTCCTGCAAAGACTCTCGGAAAGAGCCGTTTTTCTCGATAAGAGCATCTACATTCACCCCGTATTCACGAGCTGTAGATTTAAGTGCTTCCTGGAATTTCTCGCCACCCATACCAGCATTAACAACGGAGTTCCAGTCCATAAGCTTAACTGTACCGGCAGCCAAAGCCTGTGACAGCTGATACATAGCCGTAGATGCCTGTTGGGAGGTCGAACCAGATGCAGCAGCAAGGTTTGCAATACCCTGTATCGAGGAAGCCGCATCTTCCAGTCCAATACCAGCAGCCGTAAAAGTACCAATATTCCTTGTCATCTCGGCAAAGTTATAAATCGTCTTATCGGCATAGGTATTCAGTTCGTTTAGAACTGCTGTGATGTCTGACATGGTAGTACCTTTACTAGCCGTGTTAGACATGATAGTCTGGATAGCATTTATTTTAGTCTCATATTCACTAAATCCGGTGGAAATAGGATCGATAGTAAGAGACTTTAACATCTGCTCGCCAGTTTGCATCGCTTTATTCGTAATGTTCTGAAGTGCTGTGATGCCAACAATTCCAAGATTACTAAATCTATTAGAAATTGTATCAACACTCCTGGCCAAACCTGAGAAGGTAACTCCATCGGCAGCTTTTTCGAGCTTTGACAAGCTTTTACTTGCGCCATCGAGCTGTAGTCCCTTCTTAAGATTGGACAAAGACTGAATCGTAGTTCTAACGCCATTCTCAAATTTAGCATTATCAAATGTCATTTTTACGATTCTGTTATCGACACTACTCAAGCCGTGGTTACCTCCTTCCATGCCTCACTTGCGAGCTGTTCGAAAATGGGGCGAATAGCAGGATTGATGTAGTCAATACCCTGTACATATCCTCCGGTTCCGGTTCCATGACCGTACTGAATTAGTAATGCAATAGGGTATCCTTGGTTAACATTCGAGTTACTCCAGATAATCTGGTATGAACCACTACCTCCTAAAATCTCATATGTCCATGATGATGCCGTTTCACCGGAGCGAATTGGAGTCGCAGATGCGAGCGCATCGACACCTTTTTGCCCATATTTATTGAGTATCGCCAGAACATTAAAATTTCGCATTTTAGAAAGAAAGTTCTCAGTATTCTTGAAGCTGCCGGCGTGTGTTATCTTGATCAGCGCCATATAACCGGATTAGGAATCCTTTCGATTTTTATCTCTAAGATCCCGATATTCCTCACTTTTGGCAAAATTCTTAGAAGCTTTTTGCGAATATGCGGATTTCTGCTTATCGCTAGAATCATCCATTATTTTCCTGAGATATGCTTCGCCCCTCTTCGCATATTTCTTCTCCAAATCCGACAGCTTTGTTTCGGAAAACTCTTTATCCATGGCTTTCATCCACTTAAGCGCTTTGCCTGCTGCAGCATCCGCTTTGGATCTAGCCTTCTTTTCGGCATGAACACCGAAATCAGTAAAATGAAAACCAGATTTCTTATACAGTTTTTCTCGCGCCTTATCGGCTTTTTTATTAAGCTTGTCGCGCTTCTGGGATGCTCTTTCATATGCCCGTTTGGGATTTCTTCGAACGCCCCATTTCATACCGAGAACTCCGTAATGATAAATATCGTTTTCAATTACAAAATACTCGCTCTGCAAGATATCACTCCTTTCAAAGAGTTTATTATTATCGTCTACCCTTTGGTCCCCCAGGCTTTCCGTCTGGCGTCATTCAGAGCTTTGTACTTAGCAATCGTATCTTTCATACCAACCTTCTTAGGCGGTGAATTTTTTGCTTCACAAACTCGAATCAGGGTTATGAGACGATTCAAATGCCATTTTTGACATTCGAATGGTATTTGCATAGCTATCATCCAATGATAGATAATTTCAGAAGTTATAACCTCTTTGCCAGGCTTCTTTGAACTGTCATCACTAAACCATGTTGCGGTCATAGGATGATTGATATAGGCATCGACTTGTTGAATATTTTCCTTGGTCAATGCCAAATAAACATTTGGATCTACGTTTTGCGTAAGGGTCATGCAACGTATATAATCAATAGATTCTTCAAAAGTCCTGTTCTGCTTTCCAAGAAATGGTTTCCTCCATTTGGATTCCCATTTTGATACAGAGACTAATGAATGCTCCAATTGCAAAGTCGTACGCTTAACATAGATAAACTCCAGATTTTTCTCATCAAACAGTTCACATTCCGGAACAACAATGGAGAGCATTTATAAGCCTCCCTGCGTTTTTTACTTTTCTTCTCCGAGATCCTGGGGCAGAATCTTGTTTGTGAACTCAGCAGCCTTCTCAGCATCTGTGATCAGCTCCATGATGAGCATGGAATAAGCCGGGGTCTGCATAAACTCAGCCAGCAGTTCGGGCTTCTTGATGAACCGACGGCCGTCGTCGGACTTAACACCGTAGGACTGCTGGACAAGATTCTCGAAATGTTCGTACAGCTTCTTGGAGTCCTTCTCGGCGATAATCTTCTGCAGCAGCTTGCGCATACCGCCATATACGCTCATTTCCATACGGACGATCTCGGCTTTTTCCATATGGAAGAAGAAATCCTCAGTTCGCTCGACACCTTCGTAATCGATATAGGTATAGGTTCTTTTGATCATTTGGTTTAGCTCCTTTCAAAAATAAAAGAGAGGGGCTGTGTTAGAGCCCCTCATGAAATGTACTTAAGACTGAGTAGTCTGTTCGGTATTGGTATTACCAGACAGCAGGGCAATAACCTCATCGGGGGAAGGCAGACGAGCGGAAGTATCGTCAAAGCCGTACAGAATCTTCTCCAGTTCGTCCAGCTTAGCCGCATCGAGAGTGGTGGAATCCACAATCAAATGCGCAGAAGGCTTATAAACCTTGCCAGTGGAAGGATCGATAGCGGTGATTGCCACAGGGGTGGTAGACAGCTCCCAAGACATAGTAGTTGCCTCAGGAGATTCATTGACAGTCTGGTTGTTCTTCTCAGACGGTGCTGCGTTAGCGCCGTAGATCAGATGGATCAGATAACCGTAATCAGTACCATCGGTATCATTACCGATCAGGGTACGATAAGACATACCAAATGCCTTACGATTCTGCTGCGTGATGCGCAGGCCAGCAACGGGCTGAGCTTCGCCGTTGCAGGGGGCGAAAGCTTCCGGATAGGTATATGCTTCGACAGTTGCTGCAAAGTCCTCGTTGGACAGCAGATTCAAATACTTCATATTGTCAGCATAGATTGCGGTAGATTCTGCACCGGAAGGCTTCTCGGTTACTGCAGACAGACCGTTCCATGCATGACCAACGGGATACAGGCCCTTTTCCTGAGGATACAGGACGCCTCTATCGACGCCGGTTTCAAACTTACGGGCGCCGACAGCATCCCATACAATGTTGAAAGCCATGGATTTTCCTCCTATTTATGGTGTAATGTAAAAACATCGTGATTAAGATTACCAACCCTGAAATGACGTTCATGCGAACAGCGTGGAAGTGCCGAAATGGCAGATACAATCTCACTATCAGGATCTTTATCAATCACAGTGACATCGTACACCGGTGTTGTTATGTAAACCGCATTGTCAGCAAAAATCGTATTCAGCTTTCTACGCGCATAAACAATCGCCGGGTACTGCATCTTAATGTCCGGGGGAGGTTGAAAGTAGACATTGCGACTTCCAAGAATATCTTCGAAGATTGTTTGAAGCTCTTCTCTATTTCGCATTGTATATGCCCCCTAAAGACAAAATCAGTCTTGGATGCTGAACATCTACGTTGATAACTTTTAGTTTAACACCCTTATAGACTACATAGCGGATATCATAAAAATGTTCATTAGCAAAAGCATCCGCAACAATGCTAATTTCATTAGACGTAGTGATGTTATCATGCACCTGATCTGTTGCTTGGAGCCGTCTGGTATTGCGACGCATATTTCCAGACGCTTTACGTTCGGTAAATTCTTCGGCCATCACTCCGGGTTTGGTTTCAACCAGTTTTGCATAGCCGACCATGCCTCGAAATTTAGCCATTTAATTCACCTCAGTATTCCATTTTGAATCAGACGGTGGGCTCTTCCACGACAACGGAAGTGTAAGAATTCTCACCAGCCGTTACGGTCGCAGTATCACCGGAGACAGAGAAAGCGGTTGTCATAGTCAAAGCACCAGAAGCACCGACAATGAAGGCACCAAGCAGGAAGATCTCTCGCAGGGAATCCTTGGTCACAGGCTTCTTGAAATCGGCATCGTGGTACAGCTTCTTATC